GTAGCCATTGACAAGGTATATGGTAGCGTTAGCGTTAGTAAACGTAGAAAATTAAAAAGACATATGAGAACGGAGGCGTTTAAAAGTATGAAAAGAGATGAAGCACAGAAACTATTATCAGATAATATGATGGATGCAGAGTATTTTATAGAACTTATGAAAACTGGTGTAGAAATGGCTAAAGAAAAGAAAGATGTTAATGCTATAAGGGGTTTTGTTAATGATGGTATGGAAATACACGGTATGAAAGACAAAGAAACAGTAACTGTTACTGATAAGATAGAAGCAGTACAGACTAGAGCACTCATTGACAATATTAATCAAGAAGAAAACAAGCTCATTGCAACAAGGAAACAGGAGGTCCCAGTTGAAACTACACACACCGAAGAGAGCGACTAATTTCGCTAATTGGTATATTGTTAGGAAAGCATTACATTCTGAAGAGATTGAAGAAGTAAAAGAGTTAGTTTCTTCAATAGGTCTTACAACAGCAACTACTGTAGGTAACAAAGAAGGATATAGAGAAAGCTATATAAAGTGGTTGCCAGATTGTGACACCAGTGAGTATAAATGGCTATATAATAGAATATGGAAATGGGCTAAGATAGCTAATGATGAAAACTGGGGATTTGAACTTGCAGGTTGGAAAGATTGTCTGCAATATACTTTTTATGATTCTCCGAGTGGTCATTATGATTGGCATACTGACTTCGGTGGTCCAAGCATAGACCATAGAAAAGTTAGCTCTACAATTTTATTAACTAAACCAGAAGAAGGTGGGGAGTTGTTATTTAGATGTGGAAACGAAGATGTACCAATACATTTAGATATAGGAGATGCAGTTTTTTTTCCATCTTGGATAAATCACAAAGTAGCTGATGTTACTTCTGGTACAAGAGAGAGTATAGTATCGTGGATATCGGGACAACCGTTCAGGTAGATAGTTTTGAAGAGAAGTGGGCACAGACTAATGCTTTAAAAAAGCTTAGGCAAAACATTGGTTTGTTTGGCAAAACAATGTTCCCCACTGCTCTAAACAAAGAGGTCCCACCATTCCATCACGAAATTTATAAATCCCTGTCTGATGAGACTTTGAAGCGTGTACTCATTGCGGCTCCTCGTGGAACTGCTAAGAGTACAGTGACCTCCTTGATTCTACCCCTTCACAAGATAGCTTTTAAGTCCTCGGACAGGGACTTGTTTATAGTAATTATTTCTGAATCACAAACACAAAGTATAAACTTTTTATCTAGGATAAAATACCACTTAGAAAACTCTACTAATTTTAAGTCAATGTTTGGTGACTATGGACCAACTACAGCAAAGAGGTGGACTAATAATGATATTGTTTTGGCTAATGGAGCAAGGATTGTTGCTGTTGGTACTGGTCAACGAGTACGGGGATTTATTGAAGGTGATACTCGTCCCAATCTTATAATAGTAGACGATTACGAATCAGAACTTAACGCATCTACTCAGGAGGGTAGAGCAAAAAATAGGAAGTGGATTACAGAGGCAGTTATACCTTCATTATCTGACGAAGGTAGAATTGTAATGATAGGAACTGTAATATCTGAAGATTGTTTTTTATATTGGGCTAAAGACTCACCAGCGTGGGAAACTCTATGGTTCTCTATATACAACGATGATGGGAAATCTATTTGGGAGGAAAGGTTTCCGGAAGAAAGGATAATGCAGATAAAACAGGAGTTTGAGTCAGTTGGTAACTTAAATGGTTTTTATCAGGAGTATATGAATGAAGCACAGTCTCCAGATAATGCACCTTTTAAACCAGAATACATTAAACTCCATCATTATTCATTTAAAAGAGAGAAGGGGCAAAATGTACTTACAAGAACGATTGATGGTCGAGTGGACCGTAAACTTATTGACGTATATTGCGGTATTGACCCAGCTAGTAGTCTTGCCGCCCGTAGCGATTTTTTTGTTATTGCTACTATGGGTATTGACTCTGATGGGAACAAGTATATTATTGATATACTACGGGACAAGCTTGACCCTGCGATACAGCCAGAAACAATTATTAAAACTTATAAGAAGTATAAACCAAAGCGTATGAAGATTGAGACAGTGGGCTACCAAGAGGCACTGAGGAGTAACGTAAGAAAGCTGATGCTAGACGAGGGCTTATATATACCGGGACTCGAAAAAGGCATAAAACCAAGACAAAAGAAATCCGAAAGATTGTTGTCCTTGGTTGCCCCACTCGCAAGAGGTGAGTTCTATTTTAGACCAGAAGACATACACGCACAACAAGAGTTTCTTTCTTATCCAAGAGGTAAGCACGATGATATTTTAGATGCTATCTATTACGCACTACTATCTTCTAAGCCACCTAGAAAAAAAGAGTGGGACCCCGATTATAAACAAAAGCCTAGAAAAATCCTTGACTGGTTGACGATGTAGTTTGTAAACTCGCCCCAATGGCGTACGAAGAAAGGGAAGACTCTATCCCCGAGG